GGCTTTCGCCCCACCTCTTTCTTAGAATGTGCTCGAAAGGAGTATGTTCGGAAGGGTCCAGACTGGCTATGAGAGATCGTTTGTTAGACGACGCGGAACGCCGTATCGTTGGGATTACGTACGTGGACTTAGGTCCCGTTACTTATCTCAGCGGCGACATTTCGTGGGATGAGTGTCATTCGATGCCTTCCCGATGGGAGAGGTTTACCGATGTCCCTCATGGGCAGGGGAACTTTAACCCCTGTTACCACCTAACAGTGACTTCGGATCTGAAGAAGACCCGATTTCATGATTATTGGATAGATGGCAATCATGTAACGACTACAAAGACGTTACAATATACGACTGCCTTCTGGACAACTCTCGATCACTGGGATCTCAAGCCAGTTTTCGCTCCGTGGCCTTCGGAAGCCATTTTGAGTGAGCAAGCGGCCGTGGCGTTTAACAAATTCCACGACCAAATTCCCCAAGAAACTTTGCTTGCAAATTTTCTTTGGGAACTCAAGGATATGGGATCAATGATCCCGAAACTTGAGCGCTCTATCTCAAAAACCGTCGCGTCGAACTTTCTCGCCTACAACTTTGGGATTGCTCCCTTTGTTGCAGACGTGAAAACGTTCCTCTCTGTTGCCGAAACCGTTTCCAAAAGACTTGAGTATCTTAGGAAAACGCTCGGCCAGACTATCGATCTCCATTATGATTACGTGATGCCTTTGCAGGCAGATCATGTTATCACTATGGGTATCGGTGCTGGAGTCCCTAGTGGATTCAACGTTGAGTTTCGCCAGGTTGGCTATAAGGGCAAAATCCATTTTGCTGCGAAGCTTCTCCAAAATTTGGAGGATCTCGCTGGCATTTTGGCTATGCCGAAGGCACTGGCTGCTGCTTTGGGACTAAACAATCCTGCGGCGATTCTTTGGGAAGCAATTCCCTATAGTTTCGTCGTTGATTGGTTATTTAACCTCTCAAAGCAACTTAATAGATTCGCCATTCAGCCCTTCGGGGGTGAGTGGCGCCTTACGGACGTAGGCTACTCCATTAAAGAGGAGTGGTACTACGTAGTCTATATAGACTTTTCTGCTTACGATGCTGTGAGGAATCTTCCTTACAACCTCGGAACCATGAAAGTCAGCCGGTATATACGGAACCCCGGTCTCCCGGTGACAAGCGTCTTCGCGACTGACTTGTCACTGACTCCGAAGCAGCAGATGCTTTCCGCCGCGCTATTAGAACAGGCGCGGCATTAAGCGTAGGCTACACAAGCCGAAGATTCTTTCCTAAGCCGAATGGTCTAGGTTAGAACCTTCTTTGCGAGGTGCCAATTCATGCTTGCAAACGACATTGTTCTCGATAAGAAAGACGGTACTGATACGACGTTCCGTCTGGTCTCTCAAGGTCCAGACGGTACTAAGCGTATCGATATCGCGACAACGATGGCTCTCCCATCTACACTTGTGATAAAACACAGTGTTACTGGGAAACCACCTTTGCTCGTCGATCGACACCTTGTTCAGTTGAACAAGACTGTCGCCGCCTCTGTCGGTGTCGCCACGTTGAATGTCAACTTTACGTTGACTATTCCTCGTGACGTTGCCATCACCCCTACGGTCGTCTATGATTTGATTACTCATCTCTTAGACCTCCTTCAGGATGGGGCTGTTACCGGCCTGGCCACTACGGCCAATATCGATAGCATTCTCAGGGGAGAGAGTTAATCTCTAGTCCTTGAGAGTGTACGGATTTACGACCCGTGCACTGGTGCTGTTGTCGTTTCCAGTTTAGCACCCAGGCATGTTGGCCTTGGAGGATTTGCCTTGAAAAAGGTGACCCTGAAAAGCCAAGAGGAGGTTTTCTACCTCCGCCTGCATACGCTACTGGTTCGAAGCGATCCTCTCGACACATCTTCTAAGAAGAACCGATTCCTTCTTCGTGATATTGAGACTTTGCAGTCTCGGTTTCACGCTGAAGGCCTCGCCTTCTTGACCAAAACTCTCCCATTACTGGGAAAGTCTCTTGATCAAGCATTGGTGAGTGGCAGACTCAACGTTCCCTCTGGATTCAAAAGATCCAAAGCGAACGCAAGTATACCCGCATTTTTGCAGGCATACTTTAGTCTGGTCTTCGACGAAGACGGTGTTCTCCGGAGCACAGCATCTGCTGATGTGATTCGTCACTTGAGGCAGATACTCTTTTTCGCGTACAAGCTCGAGCTCCCATACACAACATCTCAAGAATCTGTCGTTATAGACAAATTCAAGAGAGTTGATGAAGAGCTCGATCTGCAGTGTGATCCTCTTGCAAGTAGCATATTGCAACTTGCAAAGATCATTACTGGGAGGGTCTTCCGTGACTTTGATCACAAAGACATCCGACCGCGACATGGCCCCGGGGCTGTGGCTACGGGTGAAAAGAATGATGCAAAATGGCAATTTGCCAGGTTGTATAACTCTATTCACCAAGTGTACCCGTACTACGACTATTACGTCGCAGGGGGTGCACGCGAACTTATCGACCGTTTGGACTGGTACAGGTCTCTCGCCCGCCACGAAAGTGGTGTTGCGAAGGTTGTACTGGTACCAAAAGATTCGCGCGGTCCGCGCCTTATTTCTTGTGAACCATTGGAATACCAATGGATTCAACAAGGGCTTGGACGGAAGCTGTCACGCTTCTTGGAGTACGGTTCGCCGTATACAAGGGGCAATGTCAACTTCACGCGTCAAGAGATCAATCGTGACCTTGCGCTCAGTAGTTCAACTACTGGCCGTTATGTTACCCTTGATCTCGAAGATGCGTCAGACAGGGTTTCGCTGGAAGTCGTCAGAAGAGTTTTTGAACGCTCTCCTGGTCTTCTTCGGGCATTAGAAGCCTGTCGCACGACAGCAACGAAACTCCCCGATGGGGAGATGGTCACCCTTAACAAGTTTGCTCCGATGGGTTCAGCTTTATGCTTTCCTGTCGAAGCTTACGTGTTTTGGGTTATCATTGTTGCTGCGATTGTTCGCTATACCAATTTGCCACTGGTAAAAGTGGGCAAACGTGTCTTTGTCTATGGGGACGACATCGTCGTTCCTACAGAGTGGGCCACGTTTAGCATACAAGGTCTTGAAGCGATTAACTTGAAAGTTAGCGCTTCGAAATCTTGTATTTCCGGGAAGTTTCGTGAGAGTTGTGGTATGGATGCCTTTGATGGCATCCCTGTCACTCCTCTTCGCTTAAGGACCCGGTTTTCGAACCTCAAGTCTGATGGCTCCTGTCTTGCTGCCTATGTAAGTCTGGCCAACGCGTTTGCGTTGACTTCGCCTTACACGACTGCTAGTCAGTTCATCTGGGATAGCCTCGAGACTACTTATGGGAAAATTCCCTATGGAACGTCTCGTAGTAGTTATCCCTCACGAACTGTGCGTAATCCATCTGTGGCTTTCTCATTAAATATGAGAGCCCATCGATGGAGACGTAACAGGAGTTTCCAACAAGTCCAGTTTCTTCTACCTAGCCTTTCTTCTAGGCGAATTAGATCTAAACTGGATGGTTGGCCCCGACTCCTTAAGGACTTAATAGTCCCTCCGGTCGGTGACCCATCTCAAATTGTTTTGCAACGTTCGATTCGAATAAAACGTCGCTGGACGACTGTCTTTTAAAACGGAGACAGACCCGTAGAGAGG